TAAAACGTGGCGCTCTCGACCAACCCACAACTGGGCTTCACATGGCGCAGACGCTTTCCGTTACCTTGCTGTAGGCTATAGAGCTATTTCTGAATCATGGGGCAAGCCGTTGAAAAGGAACATTAAAGGTGTAGTTTAATATGGGATTGTTAGACGGACAGACAGATAAAGAGTCGTGGACAGACCCAGAAACAGGGCTACTATTCCATAATGCACAATACAACTGGAATAACTTACCACCAGAACCCACACCTCAAGTACAAACTATAACCAAGCCTACGTTTGAAGAGTATGTTGTTGAGCCTGATAGAAGTACATTCACAGACATAACACCCAACAAAGACAAACTGACAGACACGCAGTTCAATAATGCTATGCAAGAGATTGGCATGGCTGATGTTGTTAAGAACGTCAAGAAACCCAATAACAAAGCAGACTACATGGCCAAGTTGAACGCTGTAAATACAGGCCTACGTGGTATAAATCAGTTCTTTCATGGCGTTATAGACAAAGAGTTTGATGGTGGATTTATGGGATTCAATCCTATGAACAGCATGGCACATAATGCTATTGGCGAACACATGAGAATGTATAGCGACCCCGACAGAATTACAGAGACTATGATTAACAACACGAGAAGAATGATTCTTGAGAAGGCAGGTTCAAAACTTGGCCCTCAGAAGACTCAATACATCTTGGAAAGGTTTAATCAGTACGTCCAACAAGTGAAAGCCTACAAAGGAACAAAATGAGTATATTTGATTACCTTATTGGCAACAATGAAAAGACTAACTCCTATGACCTGACTACAGGACTACTAGGCAATGATTTAAGTGTTGATGGTATGCCTAAAATCAACCCACAGCCAACACAAATTCCCCTAAAAGAGAAAAGCATATTAGATATGGTAACAGGTGGTGCTGAAGACTTTTATGACTCAGGCTCTAGGTCTGTAAATTACATATCAGATTTGAATCAAAAAGCAGGTGATGCTATTGTTGATTTTGGCGGTGATGCTTATGAAGGAATTTTAGGACCGCTTGTAGACAACTGGTACGGAAATCTGTCTGAAGACGCAGAGGGTGAAATCCAGCAATATGATGAAGAACAAGGCGTTTTAAAACCTTTGTTGTTTAACTTTAAGACTTCATTTGCAAATGAATTTAAGGGATTGCTTGACGCTTCACTTTCACCTGCACAAACATCAGACGCTATTGCGAGTGTTATATCAGGAGCAGTACAACACTCGTTACCTGATGATATGTCTTGGAATGAAGACTCTAAAAAGATGGCTTCACAAATCGCAGATGTTTATGCAGATAGATATGGTTCAATAGAAGGGTTTAAGAAAGCATTATCAGAAGACCCTGTTCCTGTATTACTTGAATTAGCAGGAGCAGGATTAATTAGTAAAGCGGTAGCAGCAAGAACCCTTGTGTCAATGAAGAAAATTGATATGGGTGAGGCTGTAGAGAAATTCTCAGACAAGGCTTTAGAGACTGCCTCTTTAGGCACTATCAAAGATGGTGGTCGTATGGAGATGTTTGCAGGTGGTAGTGCTAAATATCCACCTAAAGGTAAAGAACAAATGCTTGACGCTTATAAGGGCAGGTCAGAGTTTGAAGTTACTAGAGGTTTTGAGGACGATATTTGGAAAACAACAGGATGGGGTAAGACACCTGATGGAAAGTCTTATTTTGAAATAGACGACTCTCAAGCATATATTAAGAACGAATTTGAACTTGATGACTTTGTAAAGGCAGAGCAACAACTTCTTAAAGAAGCGGATGGTAGTTACATAGGTGGTTCAGGTGAACGACTAGCGGTAAATAGCATGGAAAATACTTTAAACCATCCTGAGTTGTTTAGACAATACCCTGTTTTAAAAGATTACACAGTAGAGTGGCTTGATGGGATTGAATCTAAAGATGGGTTTGTTACTAATTGGCAAGGTCAGGGGGGAAGTTTTAACCCTATAACTAAAACCATAACTGTACATATTGACCCGAAAAAAGGAGTTACTAAAGATGCAATGGACACGTTATTACATGAAGGACAGCATGGAGTACAATCTTTAGAGAACTGGATGAACGGTGGCTCAACAAGTGAAAATTTCATTAGGTCTTTAAGGTGGAGATTGTATGATGACCAAAAGGCGTTTGCTACTGACAAGGCTAAATACGACAGACAACTAATACAACTTCGTTATGCGTCAAAACTAGACGATGTTAAGTATTGGGATAAGATGGCTAGAAAGGACAGTATTACAGGTCAAGCAAGAAATATATATGGCACGTCTTTGTGGTACAAGTACAGCGATGATATTCGTAGAGAAATAGGGATACCGCCTAAGAGACACAAGAAGGCTGAACACAATGAATTTCTAAAGGATGTTGCAATATTCTTTAAAAGAAAGGCGCAAGATGAAGTAAATTCAGCATATAACAGAAGCCCAGGCTTGGCAGCAGACGTTAGTAAAATGACCCAAAAGGATAAAGTTGGTGCTATACGAAGACTAATGGACAAAAACATAGATAATGTTGATGAGTTCAGAAGACTTCAAAGAGGCATTGACGAAATGGCAAGTCCTGTAGATAGGAAAGACGCTGTCAGGATGACTGATGTGCAATGGCGTAAAGAAAGGGGCGATTTATATAAGCGTATTCAAGGCGAATGGATGGCTAGAAACACATCAAGAAGATACTTGATGTCAAAGGAAAAAAGAAGAGCTGAAAGTCCTATGTCCACAGGTGATGTTGATAGACAAGGATTAATTTATACAAGAAACCCCGATAAGATGTATGGAGAAGTTTCTAACAGTGAAATAGATGGCGGTCTATTAGGTCAGACAACAGACCTTAAACCTATCAAACCTAAATCTCTTGCATTAGAAAGAGAGGATGCTGGGCTTGGTATGGAACAACTTGCTAATGATGATATTGCATTAGTAGGTGGAACGCGCTCAGGAAACTCTAGGGGAGATGAGAGCAGACTGAAGTACATTGTGTATGATATGAAAGCAATAACTAAGAATGATGATATGGCTAACGCTAATGACTACATCCTTGGTGATGTTGAGTTATTTGTGGAAGATGGTACAGGTAAGATACGTGGTCTTGTTGAGTTGAACATCAAAGATAAGAAGAAGGGAACAGGTCGTAAGGTTATTGACTCATTGATGAAATCAGACTTCGTTAATGATGATTTCAAGATTCATTCCATAAAGAAAAGTTCCGTTCCTTTTTGGAAGAAGATGGGTGTTGAGTTTGAGAGAGAGAATATAAAAGGCTCTTATGTAGGAGATGGTGTAATTCGTAAGACTTCTACCAAAGCAGACGATGGTTTACTCAGTCAGACAACAGACTACAAAGGCTCTCATACAGCGCCATCAGCAGACCCTGAAAAGAACGGATTATTAGACTAAGAGGCAATTATGGCAGGTGAAAAAGAAGAAGGTTTATTAGATTGGGATTTTTCTACAGATGGCTATCCACCAGGTTACTTCGGTGAGCCTAATGAGAGTTTCTTCAGGTCATTATTCAGTGACGAGCCTGTTTACACTCAACCGTGGTTTTTAGGCAAAGATGCAGGTGGTGGTTTAGGCGGTGGCGGTTGGTCTCCTGATTATCCTAAGTACAGGAATTACGAGGATTACTTTGCAAAGAATTTCCCAATACCTGATAAGAACGATTACTGGGTTGGTGATTCGTTCAACCAAGAGCGTTACGATGCCGATGTTACTGAGTGGTATAGTAAAAAACCGATGTACTAAACTTTCTACAAAAAATCAACAAATAGAGATATAATGAAATTATGGCTATAAACACCTATACAACATTAAAGTCGGCTATTGCCGATTTCCTTAATAGGGATGACTTAACCTCTGCTATTGATAACTTCATAGCATTAGCAGAATCACAGATTAACAGAGATATAAGACACTGGAAGATGGAAGCACGCTCTAGTGGTCAACAGAGTCCTTCTGACGAGTATATGCAGTTACCTGCTGACTGGTTAGAAACCATTAGGTTGCATGTTACAGACAGAGGTACTAATTCTGTTAATTTACTATCACGAGCGTCTATGGCAGACAAAAGAGCTGGTAAAGAAAACGCAACTGGTAATGTAACACACTACACACACGCAGATGGTCAGATACAACTATATCCAACACCATCTTCAACAACGAATTTGGAATTACTGTACTTTGCTAAATCAAAAGCACTTAGTTCAAGTAATGCCGATAACTGGCTTTTACTAGACGCACCTGATGTATATCTCTACGGAGCGTTACTACATTCAGCACCGTATCTAGGAGAAGATGAAAGGGTAGCTATTTGGGCGCAGATGTATGGCGCAGCAGTAGCTAGACTAAACGAAACGTCTGAGGCTTCTAAACATAGTGGCTCAGGTTTAACAATGAAAATAAGAGGATTAGGATAATGAGTTTTAGTAATTATTTAGAAACAAAGATTTTAAGTCACGTATTCTCAGGTGCTGCTTATACAGCACCAACGAAATACTTAGCGCTATTTACAGCAGCACCTGGTGAAGCTGGTGGTGGTACTGAAGTATCAGGCGGTGGTTATACACGTCTTGCTTGTGCTTTCACTACTTCTGGAGATACAACCAGTAATACTGACGCAGAGGAATGGGCTACAGCAACTGCTGC